CACTCTTTCCCTACACGACGCTCTTCCGATCTCTGGGCTAAACACGCAAAGGTTTCTCGGTTATCTGGGTCATCAGGATGGTGTGGCCAGAGGTAACTCGGTAAACCGTTACGAAGTTGTTTCAGTTTGTTGATAGTTTCTTCACGCAGTGCCGGGCCTTTTGTGATAAGAATTGTTCGGGAGTTTTCTAAGAAACGAATCAACCACAGCAGTAAACCACTCATCCCGACGGTTTTACCGTGCTGACGCAAGAACTCGACAGCAACGTCGATGTTGTTAAAGAAAATCCAGTACATCGAGAAGTTACCACGGTCGATACGGAACGGGGAACCGTACTTCATACCGTCCGCAGGTACCCTGACACATTCCCTAAACCAGTACCACGGGTTCTCAGCACATTCGATGGCGATGTATGCCTTCATCTGTTCTGAAAGGTTTTCATCGAACGGGTCTACGCCCTGCAACAGTGGGTTATGCAACGCCAGGTGAATATACCAGTGTTTGACACCCAGTTTTTTCAGTAAGTTAGCAAACTTGATAAAGGATTTGTTTGTTGTTTTATCGTCAACAATAGCGCCTGGATAATAACGCCAGTCCGATTCACGTAGTATCATACAGACTCCTAACCTCCTACCCTTGCGGGTAGGAGGTCTTTTATTTTTTATTCGATGTGATGCGCAAGCATCGGTGACGCTGCAAGGTTAAGCGTATCGGTTGGAGTACGACGAATCCAACGGATCACCAACGGTGCGTCTAACGGGACGCGGTAATCGATAACTTTCTTATCTAACCATTCGTCCACGCTGTAGGTGTAAACTTTACCCCCAACGTGAATTTCGAAATGGGTAGGTTCAGGCGGTTCCGATTCGTTACGGCGATCGTACAACGGATAAATCGGTTCGTACAGCAGTTTAAGCCACTCTGCTTTCGAGCTGACTTTGTTACTGACGTCGATTTCCGAGTAGTTAACGTTGGAGTATTTGAATTCCGCCCATACGTTTTCACCGTATTTCTCACCGTCAGGCAGATACTCCAGAATGAAGTTGGAGTTCAGTTCGTTACCCGGATTTACCAGTGTAATCGCAAACGACTGCGACTGGATAAACGCACGGAACTTGCTGTCCACCTTACTGATGTCAACTTGGACGTTTAGACGCTGTTTCACACCCATCAGTAGCGGGTCAAACGTGGTGCCCGTCGTGTAGTTCACGTGTGCTGTTGCATCGTAAACTTTACCACGCGTCAGGTTATACAACAGGAAGTCCAGACGATAACCACGGGTAGCATCCAACCATCTCGGTACCACAAACAGTTTCATGGAGTAAGCCCCATCAACCTGTTCGGTGACAGCGGTGTAGTTCTTCACGATGGTGTCACCAACGATATCCGTACCACCGTAAGTTTCCCCTTTCGAGAGTTTGTAACTCAGTACGCAAGGGAGACTGTTACCGGCGTTAGACGCAATGTAGAAGGTATCGTGAGAACCGGCGTTACGTAAGCCGTTGAATTTCACACGCGCCTGGTCTATCGGTAAACGTTTGGTACCGTCACTGTAAATCACATCACACCACAACGGAATAGAGTCGATAGGCATGTTGATAGGCAGCGTCAGTGTCGTGCCGTCGTTGTCGACCAAGAACGGAGAAACCAGCTTAATACCCAATACCGTACGAATCGGTGTTTCCTGTGCCATCACCAGGTTGGTTTTGATGATGTGGGCATGGCCGATTTGTACCACGTTACCTACGTCCGAGTACACGGCAAACATACACGCTTCACCGTTCTCAACGTCGGCTAAGCACGCACCAGGTAGCGTTTGTTTAACAACACGTTCAGCGCCTTCCACCGAGATGGTCTGTACGGGCAGGTACGTGTATTTGAGTTTACCGTCTTTGTAATACCCCGACAGGATTTCTGCGTGGTCATCGACGGTGCTCCCACGGAAGACACGTACACCGTCTACGTCAGGTCCTTCAAACGTCAACGCGTTATCCAAGACCATCGTTGCAGGCAGTTTTGAACTGTCTACGTAGACACGGTATTTGTCGCTTCGTAACGGGTAGTGACCGTTCAGACGTCCGTCCTGGTTGGCAACACCCACCCCACCCCACGGTTCAGTTTCCCACGAGGGTTTCGCGTAGTTAACGCTTACGACGATATCAAAACCAGAGGTGATATCGTTAACGATCAGATCTTTCGGGTTCGGTACGTAACCGGTAGGTCGTTCCGCCGCGTACAGCTCCTCAGGACGCCATACACGGAAACCGCGATCCTTGTTGATAATGTCAGTTGTTAAGGCCATGATTAACCCTTGATTTTCAGATACTGGTTCAGCTGAACTTCACCGTTCAGGTACCGTTCGTTTACGCGGTCTAAGAACGCAAAACCGAGTTCGTTGATTTCCACCGTCTCGTATTTGACGTGTGGGTGGAGTTTGACGAACGCTTTATCGTAGCCGATATACGCCGGGTCAAAAGGAAGCAGATCTTTGTAACGTTCCATGATCTCATCCAACTGAGTCGTTGAGATACGGTAGTCAGGATCGTCTTCTCGCAGGATTAAAATACCGTTCAGGTAATCCCACATGATTTTGTTCAGTGTCGGCGAATACAGGTGGTATAAGTGCGGTAGCGGTACCGGGTTTTCAGGCGGTGGTGTTGGGAACCAGTGTGTCATGTAATTCTCAACACGCGTGTCCAGGTCTCGGGCAACGTCACGCAGTTCGTAGGTGTCACCGGTAACCATCGTCCGTAACGGAATGGTCGGGTCATCAACTGAATACGGATAACCGTCGTCAACGATATTTACCCCAACGGTGTTGTCCTCACGGAACACCACTTCATCACGCAGCAGTAAAGAACCGCCAGCCACAACACGAATGACTTTGTCATCACGACAATCGAATTGGCTGTTGTTAGACAGTAAGCCGCTGGAGACAAACCCGTGTTTCGGTATACGCAGCGTACCCGTTACTCCACGGCAACGTACGGCGATGTGGTTGTCTTCGTCGTCACTTACCCAGGACTTACACACCACCACGATTTCAGGCCAAATAACGTGATAGTCGATACCGTGTACCAGCGGGTGGCCGTTTAACCACACTTCGACGGTTTCCATCGGAATCCACAGCGTACGCTGATTCCCTTCCTGGTTACGCGCCATAATCGGGATGCGAATTTCCCCTTCCCGTACTGCAAAGGTGGTCTCGAAGAACAGATGACGGTCGTCGTAAATCACCGTTGGATGACGTCGCGTTCTGTCTACCGACCAGGTAATCTTATTCCCGTCCCGTTCGTAGTCCGTCCCTTCCACCGCTTCGATATACTCGTCACGAGGAATATCGTCAATGACTTTACGTAACCAGAGGTTAACGTTTTCCCCTTCGTTAATCACGAAGTCGTCTGCGTTATCGACAATGGTCACCGCGTCGTCTTTTGCCCCCGCAATCGCTTCGATAATGCGTGCGTTGGGATTACGAGCTTGGTAAACGTCATAACCTGTGTTTTGATGTGCCTCTAACAGTAAACCGTCACCGTCGTATTCGTATACGGTGGAATTAACCGCCAGTAACGCAGGAAGCGTTGCACGATAACCGCCTTCGGTTAGAGTCAAGCGTTGTGGCGTATCGGCCGCGTAGCGCGTAACGGCATTATAACCGTAAGCGTCGGTACACAAGTCACGGTTAATGTTTTCCAGCTTAGCCGCAGCCAAACGGTTAAACGCAGCCTGTTCTAAGTTAGCCGCTTGCCACTCTGTTACGTTGGAGTTAGCGCCAATCATCGCGTCGATAATCAGCTCGTCAGTGAGGCGATACAAATCGTGGACGTGGGACGAGTTATACAGCGGCGTAATGTCCAGATAGTCGTCACGGATAATAAGACGAATGACCAGTTCATCTAAGTCGGTGATAGACTCGTTAAAGACATTACGGTATTTCGCAATACGTTCAGTCGGGATAGCCAAATCGTTCCACGTTAGCTGACGCATCGCCTGGTGACGATGACGGTGGTAGTAACGACCGCGACCTTTCCAGAACAGCTGAATTTCGGCGTCGTTGTTGAAAATCCAAATCCCGTCTTTTTTCGGAATGTGGAGCAAATACTTACGCTTGCTGTCGAGCGTAGACATAAACGTCGGTAAGTCGCCACAACGGAATTCAACGATGCGGCGTGCACGACCGTCAACACGAATGTCGATATCGTCCCAGACTTTAATGTCTTGCGTTTTCGGCGAGTCGATTAATTCACCGTTTAACCAGAACTCAACGTAACCTTTATTCTGTTGCTTAAGTAGGTTATACCGATCGACGACTCTCTGAACCTGTTCGCGGTTAGGCGGTGAGTAATACTCAACTGTGGTTGGGTTGATGTACGGTGCGTTTTCACCCCCACTGTAACCTGGATAAATTCGCAGGTAGCAGGTGTCTTCTTCTAACCAGCTATAGCGATCGGATTGTGGGATAGCCATGTAAACCATCCCAGAGCTGGTGCGGTAAAAGTAAACGAATTCAGAGGGGATCGTAACCCCGTTTTCGTTATAGACCAGCATCCAGGTACTGAAGCCGTTCACACACGTTGAAAGTTTCTTCC